AGCAGACTATGTCCAATCTTCTAAACATTTCTAGAATGCAACGCACTCTACAGAAATATCCAACCTCACACTCACTCTTTCCTGTCGCTGTAACTTCCAAGCATGATCTTGGCAGACCCTCACCACAAGAAATTGATCCCTACGTTTTTGAAATCGTTAAAGATTTCATCTCCTCCGAGGAACTAAAAGAACATCTCCAATTCACTCGCTCACAGTACTCCGAAGAAGCACACTATGCATCGCTTCTAAAATATGATCGTCCTCTCACAAAACGACCTGAATCTCACGACTATCAACAAGCCGTCGAGCACACTAGACAAAGTTTCAAACTTGAAACGCCAGTCACGTCTATATCGTTCGACTCACTTGAGAAAGTCCCCTTCATCAGCTCATCTGCAGCTGGATATTCATATCAAGGCACAAAAGGTGCCCCCGGAAATCTCGCTCGCGCTATTAAGCGCGCTGTAGCTACAATCCGATCCTGTCAAAACGACATGCCAACAAATTGGCAAAAGGATTATAGATACACTCCCGACATAGCATATGCCCGTACACAGTTAAGTCAAATTAACGAATCAAAAGTACGACACGTTTGGGGCAAAGCATTTCACAACATCCTTATCGAAGGCATGTCCGCTTTTCCTCTTATTGAGGCATATTCCACTGGTACATATCCGATCGCAACCGGAATTCATATGTATCATCAACTACCAACGCTCATCGCTGACATGTTCAGCGAATTTATACCAATGTCTGCGTACGGTCTCGACATTCGAGGCTTTGATCAAACTCCGCAACAATGGCTTCTCAACGACGCGTTTGATATCTTGAAGGATAATATCATCTTCTTGACTCCTACCGATGAATTTTGTTTTGAATTCACACGGCACTTCTTTGTACATACCCCAGTCAAGATGCCCGATGGAATAATCTGGATTAAACATCTAGGTGTACCGTCAGGTAGCTACTATACGCAGCTCATCGATTCGATCATTAATCACATCGTCATTAGCTACGTACAATTAAGAATCTGGAATAGATTCTTTAACACCAAAGTTCTTGGTGACGATTCTCTGTTCTCTGTACCTACTATTCTTGCTGTACCGATATCATTACTTTTCTTCGTTGCTACGGAACTTGGCTTTATTATCAGTGTTGATAAATCACAACTCACTGATAACCCAAGCAATACCGAATTTCTTGGCCATCTTGAAAGAGTTGGACGTGTACTTCGACCACACCATAAGTCAATACGTCTATCACTCTTCCCCGAGTACCCAGTTCATTCTGCTGCCGAGTCAGTGACTCGTGTCAAAGGCATCTGCTTAGACACAGCACTAAATACTTGGTCCATGTATCGATTAACTGATACGATGATTGCACGTTACGGGAAAGGCACAATAGCCTGGTCCCCCGAAGACGCTAATTTCATCACTTCAGTATTTCGATTGCAAAGACCACCGACACAGACTGATCTTGTTCACATGTGGGCTCTCACGTGAACCCGTCTACTCACTTACAAATTTTTATTCTGGCGAATAACAATTTCTCTTCCGCCAGAAGGAAATTAAGG